CTCAGGTGTAGTAGCCCATAAATCATCGCTAACAGGTGCCACATCCTTAGCACTTAACAACTCTACCTTTTCCATATCTTGCTTTGTACTACGAGCTATGCCCCCAGGTGTAAGCAGACCGATAACCCTGCCGTAAGCGCTCGTAACTGCGTTTTCAACCCAAAAGTGCAGGTTTACGCCTCTGTCGCTACGCATCTCAAAGGCATAATCAACAGCGCTAGGTAGGTGATCCTCGTACTCTTTGTAAGCCTCAGCCTTAATTAGTACATAACCTTTTGTTATATCTATATCTTCTATAGATGCCACTAGCCTAAGGCTCGGATATTCGGCACGTGCCCTAATTATGCGAGCGTTTACATCCTCGTAGCCCTCTAAGAAGTTACTCATCGCTTGGCCTCGGCTTCTTTTAGCGCCTTAGCAATATTACGGCCACGTAGGTAACCTTCACCCAACCCTACTTTGTAGCCCATTTCATAAGCTGCGTAGATAAATAAGCCCATAAACAGGCAAACCATACCTACAACTATAAAATCTAAACTGTTCATCTTTCGCCCTTTGTTAAGGCCGAGTCGCTACTTATCCGAGTAGCCCTCTCGGCGTGTGTAGTAAGAGTATGAACCTACCTACTGACAAAAGGCAACGCGACACGCGCTACTTAGCTAGCCTGTCCTCTAGCATCATCTCGTAAATCTTATCCACCCGCGCTTCTATACGATCTACGCGCCCACGTAGGTTATGCCCGCCGTTATTATCGGGCCTTAACTCAGCTAGGTAATACTTAACAAGGTGGCGCACAAGCCCAGCCATAAGCCCTGAAAGCGTAGCTATCCCTAAAGCTAGCGCTATGTATGCCTGGGCCTGCGACACTTACTTAGCGCCTATGCCAAACTGCTTTTCATTAGGTGCAACAGCTTTAAGTAATGGCCCAATAAGACCAGCTATAAAAGCATTAGCTAGCACTTTAGGGTCTGTAATACCTGATAGATACAGCGCACCAACGCACGATAGAGCTGCACGTAGGTAGGACAAGGCCGCAGCCTTTAGTTGCTCTTTCATTTATTCGCTCTTTTCTAGCCCTAATTTAGTTATTAACTCTGCAACCTTTGCAGGGCCAATACTTATCTCAAAGTGCATTTCATCTTTACGGTTTTTGTAATCTCCGCCCCAGGTCAGGCCGTACTTTTTAGCCAAAGCACGGATCATAGGTACCTTAGCTGCATCAAACGTGCCTACCTTTGCTAGCGGATGCTTTGTAGCGTTGAGGTCTATAGCTGTGCCGCTTGCGTGGTTACTAAGTTTACCTGGCACACCTCTTACGTCTCTGTAGGCATAGCCCCAATCATCAAACGTGCCGCCCTCTATTGGCTCTATTAGCTCGTTAAACTCTTTAGCAAAGTTAATAAGCAACGGCGCTACCTTTTCAGCACAGCGAATTTTTAGGCTTGTGCCCTCTACCTTAAAAGGCTTCACTCCTATTTCGGCCTGGTCCTTAGATGCTGGCCAGCCGTTGTAGCTAGTCTGCATTTAACTTAGCAGTAGCTTTGCTTCATCGGCAGTTAGGCCAAGTGCTGCAAGTTTATTCATCGAAGATGTCGCTTTTCTAAGGCTTCCATTTGCTCTTTTGTTGGTTTCAAATCGCCTGGCAAATTTTTCCCGTCGGGCGCAAAAGGTTCATTTTCGTCATAAGCGGCGATTGCCAATTTTGCCCAAATTTCGGCTTCTTCATAACTATCAAAAGTATCTCCATTGGGATAAGTCGGTTGATACCAAAACGGGATGTCGTCGCCGTCGTTAAATATGCTAACTGCATTTTCACTATCTATTGTGTATCGCATTTTTTCTCCTAATTTGCAATATATGCTGCTTTTGTTGTTCCTTCGGCCATAGCAACATATTTAGTGCTGCTTGCTGCAACGCAACCCCAAGGTGCAACTGAAGGTAATTTTGTTAAAGTCCAAGTAATGCCGTCGGGAGATGTCACTGCTTTATCAGTACCACCTTTGACCGCAACAAATTTTCCGTTTCCATACGCAAATGCACCATAACCGCCTGGTGACGGCATTGATCGTTGTGTCCAAGTTGCGCCATTATCAGCCGAGGTTGCAGAAACTGTGTTATCACCACACGTTGCAAATATACCGCCGCCATAAGCAATTCCAACATAGCCGTCACTTGTTGGTAATGTGCTTGCCGTCCAAGTAATGCCGTCGGAAGAATAGGCCGCTTTGTTGTTGTAGTAACTGACTGTGACAAATCCGCTTCCACCTGCAATTCCGTACCAATAAGCAGACGAAGGTAAAGTGCGATTTGTCCAAGTGTCTCCGCTATCGGTTGATGTGGCAGCAGAGGAGGCATTATTTACGACTGAAGCAAATGTTCCAGAATTGTAACCAATTGCAATGTAATTGTCTCTTATGTTTGTTGTTGGTGCGACCCAAGTAATTCCGTCTGAAGACCTTGAAAATGATTTAGTGCCACTGCCTGCATTGAAAGAGCAGGCAACAAAATAGCCACCACCACCGACAACACCACGCCAACTTTGGCCGTTGTTTAAGGTTCTTGCCGTCCAAGTAATGCCGTCGGTTGAGCTTGCGGCACTAGTGCCACCTTCTGCTACTACTACGAATTTGCCATTGTCAAAAGTTGCACCAATCCAATTAGCGGAGGAAGGTAAAGTAGCAGCCGTCCATGGTGCAGCTAAGTTGCCACTTATTGAACTGGCAATAATTCCCAACATTGGTGTCATTAGGCAATATCTCCAAACACAATCCAAGAGTTAGCAGCTAATTTTTTACAGGTTGCACCTGAGTTAACCACACGCAATTTAGGTATCGAACTTGTTGCACCCGTACTAATAACTGTTGTAGTGCCTGGCGTTACAGCGCCTATAGTTGGTTGACCAGCGCCAGTAATCCAAAATACGTTAATCTCTGTGCCTACTGCAAAGTTAAAAGTAGCATCTGTAGGTATATTGAATTGCTGCGTTGCCGCATTATTCATTGAGAATATATCGCCTTGGTCACCGTCTGCAAAAGTATAAGCGGCAGTTTTTGCGCTATAAGTTGTAGCTGCTAGAGCTACTGTAGGTACTGGGCCTGTTGGATCTGTGACAGTAATGCCTATGCCAGCCGTTACCCCCGTGACATCCCCTGAAGCACCACTAGCTACCCAGGCTGCACCGTCATAATACCAAGTGCTATTAGTATCTTTAGTGAAAGCAAACTGTCCCTCTTGTGGTGAGGTAATAGCTGAATTACGCGCTGCCTCTGTTGCAAAGACTAGTATGCCTTGCATTAGGTAGCCGTTAGTATCTGCCGCCGTAAGTACCTCGCCAGTCGTAAAGGTCTTAAAACCTAATCCAGCTGCCATAGTCCTATCTCCTTAATAACTTAATACGCCGCTGTCAAGCAAACCGTATATTGCTGAGTTTAGTATAAAGCCGTCAATAATCGGCTCTAAAGTGGTAAGTGTTGTCTTCCAGCTATTAGGCGTAATGCTCATAGCAACGCCAAACACCTGCAAAGTCTTAGTTAGCGTTGATCCGCCAGGCTGGTTAGTTGTAATAGTTACAGGGTCAAAGTAGTCAAGGCTAAGGGCTGCAATTATGCCCGTATTGTAATTATCGGTGTAAAGGTCGGACTGTATAGCATCGCATCGGATGCTAGTTTCAGCCCTAGATGCAACGTATGCCTGTGCATAATCTAAGGCCACGGCATCAGTTTGCATAAGTAAGTTTTGCTGGTTGTAGCTATGGATAAAGTACTTAGCTATGCTAGCTGCATCGTTAGCCGTTTGAGCCGTGCCGCCTGTGCGGGTAACGCTGGCTGAGTTGTAAACTAGCGTATCGTCAAGGCGCCACACCGCATTAAAGTAACTAATATTTGTGCCGTTATCGTTAAATACTGTAGGCGTAGCCCCTGTACTGCCAACCGTAACGCTACGATCTTGAAAGACAAACGAGCCAGCCGCATCTACATACAAGGCCCCGTACTCACTAGTCTCTACTGTCTGCATAGCTGCAAGGCTTGTGCGGGCTGTGCCTGGGTCTGCCTGCATTGTGGTTAACCCTGCATCTACGTCACGCATTGAGGCAGGCCAGTCAATAGCATCTAACAAGGCGTTAATTCTTGCACCGCTTAATTGATTAGCTGGGGTGCCTGCCACGGTACTAATCTGCGCGTTTTGTGCCAGCCTAAAAGCGTCAACGGCTGTTAGGACCGTGTAAACTACGTCATTAGCATTTTTAGGCGTAGTAGTTTGGTAGCTCGTAATAAAGCCTGAAAAGATAGGGTAAGTAACAGCGCCGTAGGTAGCTGTAATCTGTACTTTACGCATAGGCGTAAGTAAGTTGTAGTAAGGCCCGCTAGGGTTTTGTGGGTTAAAATCACCGTTTTGATCTACTATGCGCAAGGATAGGGTGCCCGTTTGGAATTGGTCAGCTTGTGCGTTACGGCCTCGCTTAGTCTCTATGCTATTTACTTGATCTGATACGTCCACGATAACGCTGGCGCTATCTGCTAGCACGTTAGTGTCTAACAAGCCGCTGTCTAAAATCATAGCCTGCGCAAAGCTAGGGCCAGTACTAAAGTTAATGACAGCGTTTACTACTGT